AACCTTATCTTCTCTGGTGTATGAAACTCACATTTATAATCCTTGTGAAATTCTCTACAATACCAATCACAATTTACAAGTACCTTTTCAAAAATGGATAATTCACTATTTTCTTTGTCTTCTAATGTATGAACTGATTCTTTGATATATTCTTCAATATGTTTAGGATCGTCCATTTCACCATAATATAGAATATTATGTTTGTGTTTATTTATCTCCATGTCTAAATCAATTTTAATTTCTGCAATCTCTTTATTCACCTTACCCCACGATTCAATAATTTCTTCTGTTTTGTATCCTTGCAATTCTTCTTTCAATTTATTAGATAAACCTTTTGTTTTAGTTATTTTATCCTCGTTATATTGTAGCTCATTATCAATATCAAAACCACGCATTTTAATTATCCGTAAGAAGTGTGCGAATTTATTTGTATTATAACAATCAAGGGTAAATCTAAATGAAGCCAGTATTTTATCATATCTGTCGCTTTCTTGTTTGTCATATGTCTCACTGAAATAATCAACAACTAATTTTTTACCCTCTTGTATTTCAAAGAGTACTTCGTCCACATTATCATATTTGTACGCTTTCCAAGTTTTACTTTCAAAAAGGTAATATAAATGTGTGATATTTCTGCACCTATTAATTTGTTGAACCATTGCTGGTGGTGATATGGTATGACCTTTATAATAACAAAATACAGCTCGCTCCATAACACTATCTAAACCATAAACAATTTTAGGTGAGAATGCTACGAACTTATGAGCGTCCAAATCAATATCACCACTATAATCACTTGAATAAAATACGAAATCAATATCATATTTATCTTTCATGTCAATGACAAACTTTTCACCAACATTTTTACTATCAAGACAAACCATAGCTCCTTTATCTTCACCACTTACCATTTTACAAAACTCTTCATAAGAAAATAATTCACTCGCTTCAATGCCGTCATTATGTTTGTATTTATTGTTAATATAGATAATATCATTACGATTAATATCGTCCAGAGTCAATAAAAATCTTATTGAATTATCACTTATATCTGCGTCTGTCATAATTACCCTATCACCTTGCATTAGGAGTTGATTGAAATATTTCCAAATAATAGTTCTCTTGTTGCAGAGATTAGGACAATCAACAAAATATTCAATCAAAGAATTATATTCGTCAAGGTATATATCATAACTTTCAAAATCACTCCAATTACCCATTTTCATAAGACTATCAATTGTTATTACAATATTTTCTCCCTCGTGGTCGTACCAAGTATCTATCTCTTCGTGCCAGAAACATTCAATACCAGCCTCTCTAAAAACCTTGACTTGTTCTTTACCTAATGAAACCCTTGATACAACAGAAATAAACCTTTTGTAATTGCCGTCTTGTTTCTTATAGCTCCTTGTAATATAATTTTTGAATGCAGTTGTTTTACCAGTACCAGTATCACTACGACACAAACAATATCTATGGTGAATGTCATTGAAGAATTTGCCGTCGCTGTCCTTATCCAAATATTCTAAATCTTCTTCTCTATCATGTCTTGTAGTATGGATATTATCAATTCTTAATTTATTGTATCCTAACATTGTTTTAGCGTCGCTGACAAAAGAGGATTTATCTAATAAATGTTCTAAACACATATAGTTCTGTGGATTACAGCTCGCCCAGATACTTTCATTTTCGTCTGCATTGTAATATATTTTACCAGTTGTTTCGTCTGTACCATTATTATCACTATACATATCCCATAGCTCTTTCATTTCTGGTGTAGTAAAGGATAATAATTTCATAGCAGTTGTAAAAATATACCAGTCAACTCTATCTCTAAAATAGGATTTAGGTAAGCCGTCCAATATATCAATCATAATTGACTCGTCAAACATATAAGAATATTGTGTTAAATCTACTTCGTCTTGCTCGTAAGCGTCCTTTGAAGAAATTTCTCCTTTACAATTTTTTTTGAGTCTATTTTTAGGTTCTCTTTTCTTTCGGTACAGATTCATAGACAACCAAGTCTCCAATTCAACTGGTAATGGTTTAATGTCAACTGCATTCAATATAGTATATTCACCCTTTTTATCTTTCGCTTTTTTGATTCTACTATCATATCTGGATTTATCAATAACCGAGCTGGGAGCTACAATGTAAGAATTATCACTTCTAATATCTATGTTATGTTCTTCATTTGCAGTAGTCTTAATAAGAGGAGTATATTGAAAAACTAAATGTTCGCCACCATTAGCGGTCTTGAAAGTTAATGTATTGAACTTCTTAATATAATCTTCACCGAAATCTTGAAGAAACTTACTTTTTTCTCTGTCAAAAGGTAGTACAACACCTTCTTTACATTTTTCATAAAAATCTAAATCAACAACAACAATATCACTATGTTTACCACAAACAATACCTCTATTCTGTTTCATGTAGGTCTCTTTCAATTGATTTAAGGTTTGTCGTTTCCATTTATTTTTATTAATGAATCTGGTTTTTTTCTTGTCTTTACTCCATTCATTAGTGGGTTCTTTACCTAAATCTTGCAAGGTAAAAGTGGAGAAATATTTAGTATTCATAATATTAGGTACAGAAATATTTTGAGAGCTGGATTTTGAATTATTTTGAGCGGAGGATTTTTGAGCGGACATTTTCTTTTTATATACTTAAAAATAAAAAAATCTGGGACAATGAACGCGTTTTTGAATATCACTTAATAGTCTAAATGATATTTTCTAAAAAGGTATTTTATAAGAGGTTATAAGGATAATTTTAATTTTGTTTAATTTTCACGCAATAATTTAATTTTTCCGCAGTTGTTTAATTTCTCCGCAATTTTAAATTATTTTGAATTCTTTAATTATTCATTTTCAAATATTTCTTTATTATTATCAACCACTTCAAAAAAATCTTTAATATCTGGCTTCGGTGGGGGAGCTGTGTCTATCGGTACATAACCTTTATTTTGCAAGTACTTATATTTATCTGGATATTTAGACTTGAAATCCAGTACTCTATTTTCTCTTAAATAATATCTGTATAAATTACGGATCTTAATATATTCATTATTACTTAAATATTTCTGTTGTACCATTTCTTTATTATTCTTATAATATTCTTTTGATTTATCATTATTCATTTTTCTCCACTCATTATCATGTTTCAAGATAGAATGATATTTTGTATTTTCTCTTTCACGCTTTTTCTTATATTGATTTACAATTTATTTAATTTTGTCGTCTGTATATTCAGTCATTTTATTTATAACCTTACATAGAAAAAAATTATTGAGAAAAAAACGAATTAGTGTCCCTCGTCCAGTGATTTACAATATGTCTCCCATAATCTAATGCATTCTTGTAAGGTCTCACACCATACATAACCACAAGACCTACAACAACCATATTCGTCATAAGGGTTAGGAGGTTGACCTATTATATCAACAATCATAATCCAAATTGACAATAACAGCATTTATATAATGTCAATATGGATTAAAAAAAAGAATTCAAAATTATATAAAATCGTTTGTGTCAAAATGGATTAAAATTGTGAGCTATACCCTCTGTTTTTTATTTACATTTTAACCATAATATCATTCGCCTTGATTGTGAGGGTTCTTAGGTGATAGACAAAGATTTTCCATAGGGTATTGACAGAGGGTACATTGTATTCTGCGTCAGTACCTTCATACTTTAAGTCTAAACGAGCTGTGCGTCCTCGTCCGTCAAATACAGCATTCTCACCCATAGCCAGCATACGACCAACAACAAAGTTTCTGTTGTAATTTTCAAATGATTTCGGTTCAATACCAAAACTTATGAGGGATTTTTCTAACTCCACAATGAAATTAGCGTCTATACCACCATTCTTGTTTGTTGTTTTAGAAGTCTTAATAGCTCTGCTCGGCACCATTTTACCATTCAAGAAAAATGAATATTCACTTAAACCATTACTGCAACCTTCAAGACCGGTTCTATTACTACGAAGTTCAAAATCTTCAATAAACTTCTCTTTGTCTTTTGTGATCATATAAGTATCTTTTGCGGCTGTCTGGTGGTGGCATGGATAGATAGTCGCGTCAGTCGGCATACAGATTAAACCTTTCGCTCTTGCGTAGTCTAAATGGAGAGGCACTGACGCTTGAACTTCACTGGATAGAGTTGAATGACGCTGGACTCCAACAGAAGGATAATCAAAGCGTACAACACCACCACTTTCTTTAACTTTTGACAACATACCTCTCTCGTATTCTGGGGACATATCAATCTGTTTTACAATTAGTTCAACATTAGAGAGGGTGCAAGTAGGTTGAAACGACGAACCAGCCGCGGCTCCTTTGAGAGCGTCGCTGTATAAAAAGAATTCGTTGTCAATATCCGCACCAGATTTATTCTCTGCCGTCGCCGTAAGAGTGATTACAGAATATTTATCCTTTGTTTCAATCTCCTTAATAACCATTGCGTCTGTATCCACGTCGCTTCCGTCTTCCTTTGCAACAGCAAGGGCTTCACCGGGTATGAAGGGACAATTCTGCACGAGCTTCTGGTTATTCTCGTGTTCTATGTAGAGAGTATCAGTCTTATCACCCGCTCCCGCTTTCCAGTTAGGACCCCCAGCGTCTATTCCGTGAATGACTGGACAGAGTGGAGCTCTGCGGTCTCTCAAAGCTCCGTCAAACTGCCTAAATAGATTGCGACCATTCGCCATAACAAGTTCAAGATAAACACCATTAGTCAACATATTAGGATAGACCTTGCTATTTTCACCAAAAATACCACAATGGAGAGGTAGGGTAATTTTCGCTGGGATAAACTCTGTTGTATTGTCAGCGTCAGCGGTCTTGTCTGGTGCGTCGCCAGAACCAGAATTAATGGCTTTCATATATGGTGAGTAAATGTAATCATTACAAACCGACCGACTTGTCCCTCGTGTACCTCTGGTGTTAGGGATCCATTGACCCGCTCCCTCCGTCAAAGCTCGTTTTCTCTGGATTACTTCGTCTTTATCAAAACCATATTTAAGAGAGACATAAGACGCATATTCAGTATTTTCTTCAAGTAAAGTTTCACGATTACCAGCATAGACTCTCAACTGGGAGAATAAAGAATTTGCACCAATTTCTCCGTCAAGTGTAAGGCGAGTGGTTGTAATGTCAGCCGCAGAGAAATCACCAGAAATTAGAGCGTCAAACTGCAAGAAGCAGTCTTTACCAGAAAAGAACTTAACAGAAGGAGGTATGTAAATACCTATTGTCTGGTCTTGTGAAAAGTCCAAACCATTTTCAGCAGAAATACGAATATCAGTTTGACCGATATTAATTTTACCCTCGCTTTGAAAGAAACTCATTTTTATAATTTAACTTATAAAAAAAAATGAATGATAAAAAAAATGAAAAAGGGATTACATTACATGTCTTTGAATTCGCAATTTAATCCAGCTCGGTACAAACGATTTTTATGATACTTTAAATTAATCCAAATTGACATATTTATAATGTCGTTTGTGTCAATCTGGATTACCACCATTTATTCATATCCCTCTCCTCTTTCTGTTTAACCAATTCTAATATTTCTTTGACTTCTTCTCGTAGCTCCTTGACCGATTTTAGTAAAGAATTTGTAGCCTCTTTTATATCTTCAATATTCTTCTTATTTTCAGCGACCTTATTATTCTTAATCTTCTCGTCGCCCATAGTATTAAGAAACCTATAATTGCTCGGTATCATTTTACTTTAAAATAGAAATAAAAAAAATCTTATATATAAATATAAAATGTCTAATCCTTATGAAGAACTCCAAATATTAGAATGCAATAATTTATCTTCGGTTGAGTACAGAGGAGGCAATCAAGATAGTCCAGCAATCTTTACAAATAAAATGGGTTCAGTAGTAGAATTAAAAAGAGGTGATAAAGTATCAGTAGATAAAGCATTCATAAATGAGAAAGGTTGTGGTTTACCACAAGGGATAGAAGTGAAAGGTCAAAATCTACCCTTTAATAAAACATATACCTATACTGAAACTAAATCGGCTGGGTTCAATGAATCATATGATAAACTTGAACCCTCCATTTACATGGAGTGTAAATCCAAAGAAATTACAAAAACTTTGAGAGACGATACTATGAATATTGAAATGAACTATTATAAAAATACTAATGGAGAAAATTATTTTCATTTACCCAGAAGGTACGCACACGAAGACCAAGTACGAGCTACACCCAGCAACGCAGATAAATCCATTACCACTAATATCCCCAAAGCTCATTTAATATGGGACGATATTGATAGTATTGCAAATGGTAGGGTATATTACCCAGTTGCTACTGCTGGTGGTGATAAGAATAGTTTATGTGAAGCAGATTACTACTGGATTTTTGACGGCACTACTGACGCTGGATATAAAGACGGAGGCAAAGAAGGATATTACAAACCTATAAATGACGGCACAAAACTTACGATACTTACAAGAGAAATAAATATTTTCAATGGAGGAGAAGTGGACTTACCAACAGATTTGAGGGGTGGTGGTCTAACTACTGGTGAGGATATATGGGAGGAGGAGAACACTGGGACATTTACAAATCCAATACATGCCTTTGATTACAATATACTTCAAGATCTTTTAGAAATCAAGATTGATAAAGGTTATAATTCACCAGAAGATATAGCATTAAAGATTACAGAACAATTGCAAGAGGCACAAGAACCACAATCCTATTATGTTGAAGATACTGGTGATACACCCCACATTCACGAAATAACTTCTACAACTGACACAAATACATTTAAGGCAATGAATTCGGCGTGGATAGGTGGGACACTTAAAGATAATTTTGACGAATATATGAAGAGTGTAAACGACCAAGACGCAGAGAAAACACTTAACTATTTTTCTTCATTTCAAAATATAGGTGTTAAGAGACCAGACCTTTTTACATTAGGGAGAAAAATAAATGCGTGGAACGAGCAAGTATTTATCAAAAATACCATAGCTCGTACAGACCCAACAGACGGCAATACCACAGACCCAATTATAACTTCGTGGGAGTGGGAGAGCGACGCATTGATAGAACCTTTATTGAAAAAATTATCTGCATTATTCATAGCACAAGAAACATACCCAGAATTATTTAGAGATAATAATACATTATTCGGTAGTGAAGAAACACAACCACCACCAAAAATCAATGTTGACACAGCTCGTTTCTTACATATGAATAGATACAACAACGCACAAGGAAACATAGACGATAGATTAGGTTATGATAATAAAGTGGATAAGGGAGCGAATAGGTGTAGTATCCCATTCTTTTTCAAATATGATAAGACCTTTGAAGGTAAAATGACAAGTGGTTTAGACAAAACTCGTTTGTCTTATGGGTTCGGTACTAAAACATTACTGGCTGACGGCAAATATTATTTAACATTACACCCAGAATTGAATGACGGAATGTATCCTTATATTTTTCAATATCAACCAGCAAACACGATTACTGCTGATACAACATTGATAGGGTGGGACTGGAACTTCAATGCATATTCTACAATTGCAATCGCCTTGTATAGTGGTTATGAGAAATATACCTATGACGGACTCACACAACCGGGTATTGTTAATTTTGAATTCGTAGATAATGACGTCCCCAAAAATATTGATAATATAGCGAATGTCTTGTCAAGGGTTTATATCGGTGCGAATAATAGTGCAATGGAGTATAGTGATAGTCATTTTCAATTTAAATATTTACATACTGCCGAAAATGTGGGGCAGAGCTACGACGCTGGGAACTCTGCTGTTGATAGTGATAAAAATATTGTTGACCCTATTATTGCTGACGCTGGCGAGGAGTGTTATAAGATAAATAAAAGATTAGAATTATGGAATTATTGTCCGGATATGAGACCCTATGAATTAACTGAAACAATCATTAATATAGCAACTAATCTGGCTGTGGCGGATTTAGACCCTCTTGCCGGACAACCAGAGAAGTTTTCACATATAAATAAAAATGACCCATTATTAGAACAGAAGATAAAACCACTTAATAAATCAATATTACCATTTTCGGTTATGGATAGTCATTGTGGAGTTGTACTCTTAATGGGTAATACTTTTGAAGAGAACAACTGGCGAGAGGGTTTATCTGGTATATTAGGATTTACATACAAACAATTTAATCCAGATATAGTCAATGATTCAAATAATCGTAATGCAAGGATAGAATATTCAAATATAAATAAATTGAAATATCTAACAACCAATAGTGAAATAGTTTCAACAGACGCAAAAAATTATGTAATGAATCGGTGGGGAGCTATAATGTACACGACTCAAATACCTACACCATTACTTATAACTGGCTGGGGTCAAAAGGGAGCTAATACTGAAATCACAAGAGACTATCACGCTGGGTACTTATATCCTCCTATTGTAGAACAAACACAATCCATACCAGTTAATTCACAAGAACTCGCAAGAACAATGATAAGACCTTATTATTCAATTAGAAGTGATTTAATATTACAAGAGAATAATAAGTATCACGGCTCAATGGATAGTGGTGCAAGATTACCAATAATCGCATTAATAAATAAAGAAAATGGAGACGGAGACTTTTATTTTGACGGAGGGGAGTTTGAATTCACAATAACAAATGATATGAATATTTCTTCAATAACAACTTCAATACACGATCCAGACGGCACACTTGCAAATCTTAATAATGGTTCTGGTATTGTTTATAAAGTGTCAAGGATTAGAAATCTTGATATGTCTATTATTGAAGAAATTCTGGGTGAAAAAAAATAATAGTTAAGGTATAATATGGATTTAGAACTGGACGCTAAAAATATACTTGAAATGAGATTAATCAAGACATGTATTTGTGAAAGTACTTATAGCTCACAAATGAAAAAACAATTAACGAAATTCATAGAAGATATAATATCTACATTAAACAAAGAGAATAAGGTTGAAGTCAACATTGTACTTGAAACAGAATCAACTACAAGTGAAGAAGAAGACGATTATGTAGTAGAAGAAAAATGGGAGGATTAGTCAATCAAAATATTTTATAGTTTGTAATAAGGTATATTCTTTATGATTCTTTTTATTAACCTTTTTATTTAAGAAGATATAGTGATTAAGATAATTTAAAACATTATGATAATCCCTCCTATATTTTTGTTCTAACATTTTATACTTATAGTTGAGAAAAATAATATTATGCAAATCCTCTGGTAAGTTTAGTGATTGTATCAACATTATTTTTTTATACATTATTAATAAATGGAGAAAAAAGTTTTATACAAACCTTTTAAGAGCAAAGCGAAACATAAAAAATATTCTGTTTATGTCAAGGGAGCTACTGGTAAGCCACGACTAATACATTTCGGCGATAATAGATACGGACACTTTAAAGATAAAATAGGTGAGTGGTCGCATTTAGATCATAATGACCCCAAGAGAAAAAAGAATTATTATTCAAGACATGGTAAAGCAACTTCAAAAGATTCAGCGAAGTACTGGTCTCATAAAATATTATGGTGAGCTATATTAAAAATGGTGCAACAAAAGAAAGTGTATTTAATCCAGTTTGACAAAAACGATTTGAAGAAGGTTGCAACTGGTATGTTATTAATCCAACTTGACATTATTATAATATCGTTATTGTCAAAATGGATTAATCCGCCATTATGTCAATGTTAATATGATAAAAATGACAAAAATACCCTATAAATCAAGGATTATGTGTTGTTTTAGTTAGATTTATGGTCTCTTATGGTCTATATAGAAATAAAATTATAATTTTATTTGTGAGAGAGACATAATACTTGATTAATGGAGAGAAAATGTATCATTTATACACATTTATTTAGATTTATAGTTAAATTATAAGGTATATACTCATAATTTTACTTATCCACGATAAAAACAATATTAATAAAATCCTAATCATTACAGAAATACAAGATACTTATTTTTTACTTTTATATTCATTAAATAATTTATTGTAATAATCCAAAAATATTGTGCCGTCATTCTCGTCGCTGGCTTCTTCAATTACTTTATCACTTGAAGGTTTCTTCAATTGCTTTAACATATACTTCGCAACCTCTCTATCATAGAAATCAACATTACCTTCTAATCCGTCAACACCATTTTCTAATACCTCTCTAATATCACTTTTATTTTCTTCATATGCAAGTACCCTTGCTCTTGTCAACTTACCACTATCTATATTCTTCATTAATGTTATAATTTGTTTCTCTGTCATTTGCATGGTAGGTTTCTTTTTCGCCCTCTTAACCTTCAAGACCTTTTTCACTGGTGGTTTCTTTTCGGCTTCACCCACTCCCTTTATTTTAAATTCGTAGGTTTCCTTTTCTTCATTTGTTTTTTAAGTTCTGCAATCTCCATTCTCAATGTCTTAATGATTTCGTCTTTCTCACTTTCTTTCTTTACCTTATCCTCCTTCGCTTTCTTTCTCTTATCCTTCTCCTCTTGACTTACAACTTTCGGTGGTTTAAGTTTAACTACCTCTGGTTTCCTTTTCATTTTCTTACCAGTTTTAATATGTCTTAATTCTGGTGGTGAGCTGTCTTCGTTTACCTTATACCCAGCGTCTTCAATAAGTTTAATAATGGATTCTCTTTTCACTCTCCCCTTCGGTACTTTAAGTTTCATTAATTCGTCATAGGATTTAATCATTCTTTTAAGTTCTGGTACAGACAACATTTTATAACATGTATTGATAAAATATTTAAGAGATTGAAACACAAAAAAAGGATTTTCTTTTCTGTTTCTTCTTATCCCTTCTGGCTTCTAATTGAAACAATCTTTTCTCCAACCTTTTAATTCTTTCTCTTTTTTTATATATTAAAGTTGAACGAGTCATACTATCACAACGATACATTCTTACTCTAACCTCTCGGTTAAATGCAACACGACAAAGCGTCCTTTTCATAGAATTATTTTCTATTGTATAGTATAAAATAATAAATGCCGAAAAACAATACGATTATTCATAAGTCATTCTCTAAGAAAGATTTACTCAAAATCATTGACGAATTCAAAATCATTATAGGTGTCAATGAATCACATACGAAATTATGTGTAGCCACTACTTTATGGGAGCTATTATTCAGTATGCAGTATTTAGAAATACCAACAGATAATTCACTATTAGTTAAAGATCTGCCCGGTTTAAGAAACTACTTGAAAAATCCTAATCCAAGAAAACCTTATTCTGTTAAAGATAGAGACAGATATATAATGACAGCGAAAAAAATAAATCATTACTGCGAAAATGGTTATGATATTAATAAATCAATATATACCGATATACTACAAATATATAATGACGCAGACGAAATATCTAAATATGGTGATATACCTATTGTACGCAAAACAATTGCAAAATTAATGAAGGATATAAATAGACCATATCTAATTAAACCACAAGTATCTCAACATATCTTACATGATATTGAATTGAAAAAATCATTGAATAAGAAATCAGTATATATGAAATGCAAAGTTAAGCACGGACATTTTGTTTTAACTTTTGATTAAAAACGCGGTAATTTTAAAGATTTTTTTATCTAATATTAAGTATAAAATAAAATGGCGAATTTCGTGGATAGTCCTAATTATGAAGTATATGACGATTACTATACCCCTAAATCTGCGTGGGAGAATATAAATCACCTCATACCCAAAGATAAAGTAATATGGGAGGCGTGTTTGTTGAACTCTTTTCAAAGTAAATCAGTTGAATATTTAAGGGAGCTGGGTAATAATGTGGTAGGTGATACTGCATTAGATATTCTCAAAGATAAACCTTTACAGAGTGATATGATAATTACTAATATACCTTTTGATAGAAAAATTAAATTACCTATTCTTAAAAGACTGGTAGAGATAGACAAACCATTTATTATCATAATGAACTCATTGAATATGTACGCTAAATATATGAGAGAAATATTTAAAGGTAATTTTCAACATTTACAAGTAATCACACCAGATAGTAAAATTAATTATTTAAAATTAAATCCAGACGGCACACTAACCGAAACTAAAAAATGTTCTTTTTACTCTGTGTATCTGTGTTATAAAATGAACCTTAATCCAGAAGATTTATGGTTAGGTAAATAAAGAATTCAAGTGCGGTTTTTTACCCAGATTTTTTTTCTATGTTTAAGTATAAAATAATGAATAGTAAGTTGCAAAGTGATTTAGAGTTCGGTTTTAAAAGTGAAGACGAATCATTGCCTTATCTTGAATCAATATTCGGTGAGCTAAAAAAAACAGACCAGTATAACAAGTTTGATTATTTAAATGATACATGTAAGATAGAACTTAAAACTCGTAAATGTAGATTCGGTCAATATCCAGACCTTTTTTTTGAATTAGGTAAAATTAAAGAGGGTATTAAGTTTAAGAATGCAAATCCAGATAAAAAGGTTTTTTTTATATGGAGGTGTCTTTATACAAGTACAGAAGAAGAAGGTTTTTATTACTGGGAGCTAAATGAAGAAGAAGTTAATACTGGATATGGTGGCAGAAACGATAGAGGTAAAGACGAATATAAGATATTAGTTAAGATAAAAAATGAATATATTAAGCCTCTTTTTTCACATAGACCGACTTTATAGTGTCTATATCTGTACCCATTTTATTAGATAATTCTTTCTCTTTTTCTTTTACCTCTTTAAGTAAATCACTTGCAACAATTTTTCTTATCATGGTTGTGGAGATTGATTTATTTAAATATTTTTTACTTGTTTTTATAAGTAGTTGAGATAATGCATTGCGACTCATAGGAAATAAGTTTTTACTATCTCCATTTTTTCTTATATACATACGGATTATTTTTTCAAGATCTTTCGGTACACTAATGACCTTCTCCTTATACTTCTTACTCGTCTTATAATCGTTCATTATGAACTCCATTTTTGTTTTATCAATTACAAGATAATTATTATCTTTTTTTTGTGTTTCGGTTAATTTATTATACTCTCTACGAGTAATTTTTTCAAGGTTAGATAAATCATTTCTCATAGGAATACGGATTAATATTTCAAGGATCACATACACTTTTAAGAGGTTGTATTCTTTCGCTGTCAATGAATCTTTTTTTTTGAGTTTCGGTATATCTAAATCTTTTTGAATTCGCTTCACCATGTCTTGTAGCTCACTTAACTCAATGAAATTATTTTTCTGTTTTTCACTAATAATACCGCTCTGTTGATTTTCTTGATATTTCTTATTTAATTGGTCTCTAACCTCATTGTATTTATCTATGGTCTTATCTTTACTGCTTTTATCTTTACTCATTAAATAAACTATGATAGAATTGTAATAATTTCTCTGGGTTGTAAAATGTTTATCTTCTAATTTCTTCTTAACTTTATCCACTTCATTTAGAAAATTAAGATTATCTTTTTCAAATATTTTCATTAACTTATTAAGGTTGGAGACATACATTTTAATTGTACTTTCTTTTGCATTAGGTCTTGCCTTTGAAATTAAATCTTTAAGTTTTTCTGTCATTTTATAATATAAGGTTAGATTTTATTTTGATTAATCCAGATTGACAAAAACGGATATATATAGTTGTCAAAATGGATTATTAAAAGAATTTAAAATATCTAAAAAATCGTTTGTGTCAATTTGGATTAAGACCAGTACACTTCAAGTTGTCCGTCTTTGAGAGTGCAGTATCTTAATTGTTCTGTGTAGGCAATCTGTAAATATGAACCAGTGGCGAGACCTTGTCCCGTACCAGCATTGTCTCTTGCATTCATAGTGAGCTCAACTCCCTTTGAACCCACACGCTCACCATGATTCAGTCTCCACCCTTGATAGAACTGATTAACTAACAACTGGTCTTGTGTTCTGCCGTCAAAATGAAGGGTCGCCCCAGCTCCCGCATTGGGAATAAGGTCGTGTCCTCCACCAGAATAAATAGGTCTTGGGATATATAATTGTTTCTTCTCTGCGTCTCTTAAATTGTGATAATGTCTTGCACCATTCTTAACATTCTGGGGGTACAAGAACTTTTCATTATAGAATAAATTACTCTCTAATTCACCGACAGCGTCGCCAGTGTTTACAAGTCCCCTCGCTCCATAGTGAGAACAAATGGCGAGGTCTGGTGCGGCGGCTTGGTCTTTGTATCCAGCGAAACACCTCGTCACAAGGCGACCAGCTCCCCCCACATTTCTAATATTCGTTTTTGAGGTGTCGGTCGCTCCGGCGGCTGAGGTGATCTGTTGTCTTGAAATTACATAATCAAAATAAGAAAAGGTCAACTCCTTATTCATAGACGCCCACTGCTCCATTTGACCGGGATAGAAAATGTGGTCGCTGATAAACTCAACCGAGTTCTGGTCTATCTGGAACTCAAATCCAGTATCTCCCTCGTCTGCTTTGGAGAGAACCATTCTTTCAAGAGAAGCGGGAGGGGTGAAGTACAATTCAATTTGGATTCTATCACTACCCATTGTGAAGAGGGGGAGCTGGTTGCCGGTCTTTAAGAAAGGGAAAAGGTCGTGTAATGCAATTGAGAATGTTGGGAATAGAGAATTATGGTCTGCCTCACTCGTCACAATAGAAAACTTACGAGGGGTTAATCCTATCCGTGTGCCGTCGGTTGCTTCACCACCATACTCCTTACCATTTTGGAGAGCAAGGAAGTCTGCTTGTGTATTTGCTTCAAATCCGTCAGTATCGGCTTGGTCGTCAGCGTCCTTGTATGCCGGTCCCCACGCGAGGCAAGTACCATTCTTATATTGTTCTCTTTCAAGTTGAGTTGAGTTGTCTAAAAATGCATTTTTGAGACCCTTGAACCAGCCGAATTCGTCTATATCACAAATGACGCGTCCAGAAGAAGTTTTAAGGACTGCCCTTTGGATTAGTGAGTGAACTCCTACCGATAATGGATAGAATGCAGTTAAAACATTATCACTGGTCTTAACTTGACAACCGAGAGAGATACTTGAAGAAGGTGAGAGAAAACCTTTGGGTTCTAATTCAAAACGACAGAATGTATTATCACTTGAAAAAACAACTGGGCGGAGAATATCACTTTCTACCTCTTGGGCGGTTGAGGTTGGGAGCTGTCTCAAATTAATAATATCCGGTTGAGCGGAGCGGTCTTTTGAAACAGATTTTTTCGCCATAGGATCGCTGGGGTTATAATCAGTACTCATTTCATATTTTAATCAATATAAAAAAAAGGTCGCAAGATAATTTTAAAAAAGGGATTACATTACATGTCTTTGAAATCTTAAATAATCCAGATTGTCAATAACGATTTCTTTAATATTTTGAATTCTTTAATTAATCCACTTTGACACCATTATAAAATCGTTTGTGTCAATTTGGATTACTGGACTACTTGCAGACCATTCTGGTTGAATAGAACACTTATCTCACTATTAACAAAGACGAAAACAGATTGAGGAGAATTGGTTGTGAGGTCTAACTCCATATTGAGACCGAACTGACTACCGGGATTGGAGAAGTCTGCTCCTTGTCCGCCGAGGTGATCGTAGGTAATACCGAGACCCCACGCATAGCCACCATTGGGGATTTTAGTGTACTGAACTTGGTTGTTGTCTGTGGTGTTATTATTATTATTCATATCTCTATTTGTAGTCGTAGAACCGAGCTGGATTGCGTCATTTTCATTAAATAATCTTACAGCAGAAACATAATCCCTAACTACAACCGGGTCGCAATCAATCGTCTTGGGACTTTCACGAAGATTGGTATTTAGTTCATACATTTTGGGGTACATAGTACCTCCCTTCGTCCAGACAACCTTACGGATTGGGGCGAGGTTGCCGTCTGTATTAGAGGGCATAAGGGTTGCATATCCATTCTGGCTACGATTATTCAAATATGAGCTGGGGATAAATGAAGTAAAAACACTTCTAACTTTTGATAATCCTAAATTAAACACAATATTCGCAGATTGAGAATTAATGGTGTCATAATAACTGGATACAGACTGGTAAGTAAATCCAGAAGACGCTTTCTTCATTAATCTTGATAATTCGTCTGGGGTGTAATCTCTAACCTCACAACATAATTTCAAATCACTAAACTCATACCATGCTGTTGAGATAGTTGAAGCGTCGCCAGTATCACTATATAACATTTGAGAATCACTTGCAAGGGCGAGTACAATTTCTAATCCACCGAGCATATTTTCACCGAGGGGTATATCTTGTGTACCATTAAATAAACCACAAGGTAAGGGGAGGCAGAACTCGTTTTCTGCGTCTTGTCTTACAACATTCTCATTGAATAAATTGAAATTGGATTGTTCTAATGAGGATTGAGACCAGTGAGTATCAGCGTCTTCACGACTCGTGGCGAGTGGTAAGAAGTTTTTTAGAAAGTGTGCGTAGTGTCTTATGTTCTCTATGGTCTGTTGGTGTTTAATTGAACGAGTGGTGAGGGATTGAAAAGCACCATAGACACCTAATCTCTCGTCGGCGGCTTGGACTCCACCAGACGCAGTAGGGGGTTCTGCGTCGTCCTTGTAAAATCTTAATTTACCAGAAATTCGCACTGAACCGGGTATAAGGGTTGCATTAATGCTCGGTACTTGAAAAATTAAATTCGCAATACCTTTATGAAAGCTCATTTTTGAATCACTCGTCTTATTTGAAACTGCGACCTCTAAATAACGATTAGACATTTTTATAATTTAGTTAATATATTATTCTTTAAAGAAAACAATCAAAAAGTTCACATTTTCAATACATGTCATTGAGAGCTACTTTCTGTTGACGAATTCAACTCCTCCCATATTTGTTTATATAACCTTGCATTGTGGGGACTTGTCTGCATTTTAATACTCTTACAATCTTCTCTCCATTTTGGGAGGGCATTTGGATTACTGGGTTTTGGGGGTAAATCATTCGGTACTTTATAATCTGCGTGAGCTATTACCTTTTCGTGAATAATAGGATCATTAAACTTTACAACCATTTTTATAATTTTACTTATATAATTTTTTTATTTTAAATATTATAAAAAAGAATGAGTTTAGTTATTACAAGTAATCAAATTGAAGACGGACTGGACGAGGACGGAGTCGCACAAGAACCTTATTTGTATCGTAATTATATGAAACAACCTTTAATTATACCGAAAGATAGTGAAGTAGCAGTGCAGTCTGTTAAGTTTTCAAGAGACGAAAGCATTACCATAAGACCGGGACAGAAATGGTTTCAAATGTATAATATTAATTTAGAAGATTTAAATGACGGCAGAACTTCAAATGATACAACTGGCTATCCTATTGAATGCAATATTGAAACAACTGATAATGTGGAGCAACAAGTATCTCTTGAAACTTTTTTGACAAAGATTACACAAGCCATTCGTCGTGGCTACCCCCACCCAGATATTTTAGGTGAGGTGGTAGATACTGATATTTCGCCCCTTTGTAAATCATATTATAGTGGTACTAACGACCAGTTTGCCGGTTTATAATTAAGACAATCTTCAAAAGATTCGGCAGAAGATATAGATTACACACCGAACGCGATTAAAAAAACATACCCAGACGACGATAATGAAACAGAATTAACTTGGAATAAGGCGACAAGAGAAGTTATAGCACCAGATCATGTTTTTGCTCACCCTCCTAATAATGAAATTGACCCAGTTGGATATTTTGACGAGAGACCTATTAGTCTCTATGAAGGTAATATGAGAATAGATATTGCTGGTGTATGTGCTGACGACAGCGATTTTGAAGTGAAGACTCAATGTGCTTTTGGTTTAGTTCGCTCCTTTGACAAGACAGAGATTAATTTTGACGCAATGGAACCGGTCTACTTTGATAGAGACGCATTCTTGTCTAATGGAGAGGTTGGAGGTGTACGAAATGCCGGACAAAATCAATTCTGGGACTTCGCGATTAGAATGGAGCCAGTTGGGATTAATGATCAAGAAACAGACGATAATTATTTGAAGATTGTTGCAAGTTGTATGGTTAATGAAAGTGGAGACGAAGAACAGATATGTATGAAAGAAATTGAATATTGGGGGTGGACTAAAATAGGAGCTGTAAGTCCAGAGTTCAGTGAAAGATATAATATGACTGATAATGACGAAACAATTAATCAGTTCTTAATTAGAACAGAGGGGGAACAAGTACTATTTTATTATCATACTGGGGCAATATCCACCAGTGATAATCCTCTTGACGACGCTGGGTGGAAACTATTTTGTGGGTTCTCCATGGCGACTTTCACTGCAACAAATAATAAGAATGTACCTCCACCGATAAATCAGTGTCAGTGGAATATGTATCCTAAGTTTTGGATTTCTTCTCACAAGATTACTCCCACTGGTGGTGGGGGCGACGTCGTAGGAAAATTGAAGTTTTCTGCTTTCTCTGGTAGAGATATGAGTAATGTTGGTGGTACATATTACAATCCGGATACTGATTGGTGGGCGAGAATGAATCAAGAGAATACAACCTCAAAATGTCAAGAAGTAGAGACACGCCCTAAGTTCAATGATCCTTGGAGACAAGACGGCACTTTCTACACACAGCTCGCTTGTGGTAGTAAAGGTGTTGTAAATAGTTATGTATGGGCGTATATCTTATTACCAGATACAGAATATTATATACCTACTGACGGAGCGAATGCAGATAAATTATTAGGTTTTGATAATTATACAATCTTGCAACCAGCGAAAATTGGTGCTACTTATGACGGCGGATATGGTTGGAAATATGACAGCGTTGTTGTACCTCCTCTTATCAATGACGGCACTTTATTTATTCGTCTTGATAATTTCACACAAAAGACACTTAACTCCGCCGTGTCAAGACCTTCAAAGATATTGTATTGTTGTCCTCGTTTTGATAGTAGTGGGAGGAGTTCTGGCGACGGATTATATTTTGAACCACACGAGAGAGTATATGTGAAACTGGGTAATCCTACTGAGCTAAATATCAATGAGTTTGATATATCCATTTGTGATATAGGTGAGCGTCTGGCTAAACACCTCAAAGGACAAACAATTATTAATCTGCATATTAGAGAGAATCAAACTGGTATGAGACAAGAAGATTATTTGAAAAAGGAGAAAGACGAAGGGGTAATGATATTTTAAATTCTTCAAGACATGTCTTTGTAATTTAATTTTTTAGATTTAATATAACTTTTTTATCGTAATTAATAGAAAATAATAATAATTTATTAATTATAAATATGGATAAAATGCCGATTGTTGAAGATTTTGAAGAACAAATCAACGAAGAGACCGAAGAATCTAACCCTAATTTTCAATATGATAATAATGCAAGTACCGAATCGGTTAATCCCAGTTTAAATGGTATGGGTGAGGATTTAGAGATTAAAGAAGAAGTAATGGAGACACAACCTTCACCACCTTCTAAAATGACAAAGGCGGAGATCTTTGACATACCTTCACCGAAAGAGGATAAACCTAAGAAAGAAAAAAAAGAAAGAAAGAAGCGTCCACCTATGAGTGAAGAACATAAAGAAAAATTAAAGAAAGCAAGGGAGAAAGCATTAGAGACTCGTAGGAGAAATGCAAAAGAGAAAAAAGAAATGAAAGAATTAGAAAAACGAGCTAAACAAAAGAAGAAAGACAACTTGAAGAAATTCGTTGAAGGTGATACAGAACCAGAACATGTCAATGAACCTAAAACTAAAATTGTAGAAAAGGTCATTAAACAAGACATAGATATAGAAAAGGCGGTTTTAGAAGGTATTATGAAATATGAAACAATTAGGAAAGGGAGAAAGAAAAAGAAACAAGAACAACAAGCAATAGATAAGGATAAAGAAAAATTAAAGAAACAGATAAATAATGCAGTACACCCACAAGGAGCTATATATCACGGACAAACTGGTTATTTTGATAATTGTTTTTAAAGGTAAGTAATTAAATTAATCCAGATTGACAATAACGATCTATATATGGTGTCAATTTGGATTAATCTAAATAAGTAATAATAAATAATAAAGAATTCACAACCATATAAAGATCGTTTGTGCCGTTTTGGATTAATCTGTTTTTTTTTCTATACTTTATGTATAAATGATTAAAGTATTAGAATTGTTTTCTGGGACTGGTTCAGTTGGTAAAGTTTGTAAGGAGCTGGGGTGGGATTCATTATCATTAGATTTAGAACTGGACGCAGATATTAAAATGAATATAATGGATTGGGATTTCAAGACATATCCTAAAAATAGTTTTGATATTATCTGGGCTTCTCCACCTTGCACTTATTATTCTAAATTACAATATTGTTGGATAGGTAAGAAGAAAAAAAAAGATAATGGTAAAATTACAACACACGAATCAATAGAACAAGATAGATTGGAGAGTGATAAATTAATGAAAAGAACATTTGAAATAATTGAATATTTCAACCCTCATTATTGGTTCATAGAAAATCCTTATAGTTGTTTAAGAAATAGAGAGGTAATGAAAGATAAACCTTATTATGTTGTTGATTATTGTAAATATAGTGATTGGGGGTACAGAAAAAGAACTTGTATCTGGACTAATAAAAAAGATTTTAAACCATTGACATGTAAGAATGATTGTGATAATATGATAGGTACACTACATAAAAATAGAATGGGTACAACAAAAACAATTCTGGATAATGGTAAAATAATCCGTGTCAATACTGCATTTTTGAGAAAGAAATACAAATATTATCCTAACATTCAACTTAAACATATTAAGTCAGTTGAAGGTGGTAAAAAAGGAGCTGGTAAAGAACACAGAACAGACGATAAGTTAGAGAGGTATAGAGTACCACCAGATTTAATTTATTCATTATTTTTAGAGGGAGAAGGAGTTTGAATTCTTTATTTTTTCTTATATCCTTTCATATCTTTATCTTTCATAATGGAGCCGTCCGGCATTCTGTGAGACCCTTTCGGTACTTTACCTTTCGGTGCTTTCTTTTTATTACCACCACCACCCATACCTTTTTTAAGTCTCTTGCCTACGACTAACATTAAATCATTACCTTTCAATTTTTTCATACGATAAGTATTCTGGTTGAATAGTTTAGGATCTAATTGTCTGTATCTCCGTAGGTTCTCTGTAATGTCAACCTTTTTAACTTTATACCCATTGTCTTTAACCCACTTCTCCGCTTGTTTCTTTGTGAATTTCTTTTTGTTGAATAATACTGATTGAACCTCCATTTTATCTTTTTATAATTATACAAATAAAATATTTCTATTATTATAATGAATAAAAAAGTACCGAAAGTGTTAAAGGTTAATGACGCACTTGAAACAAATAAATATAAACCTATTCACCCTCACCTCCCCAAGCCACAATTTCTAACTTTGTGTATAGGGTCTGTGAGGTCTGGTAAAACGAATTATTTAATTAATGCATTAAGAAATGGAGACGATTTCTATGGAGACGATTACTGGGACTACTATAAGATTATCTCCAATACAATTAATAATGATACAAAAGGTAAATATTTTAAAGACGCATTTGTAGATACAGAAGACCATTACAGCGACCAAATGATAAAAGATCTTGTTGCCTCACAACAGAAATACGAAAGAGAAGACATGCCGACTATGTTAATTTTACTGGACGATATACTCTCTCGTGATTTCAAGAAAACCAATGACATATCGTTTTTATGTAGTAAGTTTCGTCATTACGAAATGTCAATATTTTTAACAACACAATCATTTAGGTCTGTCTCCAATATCATTAGAAACAATGCAACGAACATACTTATATTTCGTCAAAACAACCAGAAAGAACTTGAAAAGATAAAAGAGGAGTACAGCGAGCTATGTGGTAGTGAAGAATTATTTATGACATATTACAATCTCGCACACGACCAACCATATTCATTTTTATATATAGACGGACAAACCAACCCAGCTCGTTTCTATCGTCGCCACGAGACTCTGCTGGGTATAGGTAAGAAAAAGGTAGTTGAAGAAGAACCAAAAGAAATGGACGACGATATATTTTCACAAGCGAAATCCAAAGATAATAAAGAATTAAAAATGAAAAAACCAAAGAAGGACGAAGCAGTTAAAGATCTATATTTCGGTGATACAGATTTGTAAATTATTCAAGACATGTCTTTGAATGTATTTTTTTTAATCCTTTTATTTTGAATTCTTTTTTATAATTAATATTATAAAATGGCGATTGACTTATTCGGTAATGATAGTGCAGTAAACCAACAGAACAATCTAAATGAGGAGAATGTTGCATTGCGTAATGAAGCCCAAGACTGGAACAATAAAATCCAAACACAATATAATCAAGATAAGGCTGGTGAAAGTCTAACTGACGACGCTACATATTCAAAAGATTTAGTAGGTAATGTTATGGGTTCATTCGGTCTTAATCAAGCGTATAAAGGTAGAAAAGAGAGACTGATTGAAGACGCTAAAAAGAGACTTGCAGAAATTACCCCCAGCGAAGAAGTACCAGACCCAGCTCCCACACCAGACGAAGAAGTCCCCGCTTTTGACGGCAATGCACCTTCTCTCCAATTATCCGGTGGGACAGACGACGCTGGATATAACCCAGCAGACGCTTCAAGCGACCCACCAGCACCAGCTCCCCAAACTGATAATCCACCACCGGTAGACGAGGACGCAGACGAAGGACAAACACCAGAGGATAATGTTGAAGGTGAACCAAGACCGGGTTATGTAAATGGTGGTACTGCCGAAGAAGAAAGTGCATTGAAAACAACCATAGGTGAATCTGGTGAGGCAGAACCAACATTATTAGGTATGGGATTAGGTAAGGTCAGTGGTGGACTTTTAGGTGAAGAAGCCGCCAAAACAATCGGTAAAGTAGGAGGTGCGGTGACGAGTGGTTCTGTTGCTGGTATTGATTTAGTTGAAGGTATAAACAATTTAAAACAACACCAAAACTTCTTCGGTAAAGACCATGACTGGGAGGACGTCGTTGCGAAGTCTTCTCAAATGATCGCTGGGGCGAGTGATATTGCTGGACTCATACCAGCAGTGGGACCGGAAATTGCGGCTATCGGTAATGTGATAGGTTTAGTCGGTGGTGTCGTGGGAATGTTCGGCGACCATAAGAAAAACTTACAGAACGACCAGAATGTAGAAGACGAATTAAACCAGAAAAAAGCATTACCAACTACCAGAGCGGGAGACCAAGTTGCAAGTGTATCTGCGTCTACTCTCCAACAACAGACCGCATAATCCAGCTCGGTACAAACGATTTTATTTTAACTAATTAATTAATCCAGATTGACATTATATATATATCGTTATTGTCAAAATGGATTAATTAATTAATTGAATAAAAATAAAAAATTATAAGGTTATACCTCATAATTAAAAAAACACAAGATAAAATCAATTTTGAATTCTTTTTGATTATCATATAAAATGGAGACATGTAAATGATATGATTTTTTAGATTTATTTTCGTTTCTTTTTTTTCAAATGGGATTTATCTACCTTGTGAGCTTTTGATTTAGGATTTATGGAGGCATACACCCTCGCCATAGCCCACTGCTCCGCTGACTTAACTTGTGGTCTCACACTACCGGGATTCGTTTTGAATGCACCGATTCCTTTTGAATATATTGTTTTCAATCCAGACAGCTCATATCCAGTTGTTTTACTAATATCCTTTAATGAGTGTGATTTAGAGAGAGGTTTAAATCCATATTTTCGGTTGTAATCTTGTTTATAAGTCATTTATAAATAAGATATATAAAAAAACAATTTAAAAGAATTTAAAATTAATATTTAGTCCAGCTCGCAAGTATCAATCTCATATTGATTTTTACCAGTACCACTATCCGTTTTGTGATAGAATCCATATATTTCATTGCAGAAATCCAAATATTCTTGATTGATAAAATGTCTGGTAATCTTCTGCGTCTTTTTCTCACCAGTAGGTTCTAATTTACCATTTACCATTTTCATTTTTTCAACCATTTTTGAAGTTGCTTGTGAATCAATAATTTTTTTACCAAACATTAATTTCATAATACGGATAATGGTGGACTTAACTTGTGCGGCTTGTTTGAAGTCTAATTTTTTAGATCGTGTACGAAATGTCAGCTCATATTCTTTCTGCATTTTTTCAGCCTCTTTC